ATGCAACATTCACCAGAGCGCCCAATAGGCCGCATGCAAAAATTTAACGAAGAGCAAGACGGAATCTACGCATCATTTAAGATCAGCGCATCTATGCAAGGTCAAGATGCTTTAATCCTTGCTGGCGAGCAATTAATCGATGGTTTATCTGTCGGTGTAGATGTAAACAAGTCCGTACAGAAAAAAGAGTATTTATATGTAACCAGCGCAACACTAAGAGAGGTTAGCCTGGTAGAAAGCCCAGCATTTACAGCTGCGCAAGTAACTAAAGTTGCTGCTAGTGAAAACGAAGCAGAGACACCAATCGAAACTAAAGAAAGCGAGGCTCCTGTGGAAGATTTAGCAACAGCGCCACAAGAAGCAAAGGCAGAGGCTGCTACTCCTACAGTAGAAGCTGCACGCCCAGTAATTACAGCACCACTTATCCAAACTTCTGTACGTTCACCAATCAATTCAATGGGATCATATACAGAGCATAAAATTAAAGCTGCTCTTGGTAATGATGATTCAAAACTGTACATAGCTGCAGCAGATGATTCATTCTCAACTAACCCAGCATTTAACCCAACTCAATACCTAACCGAGTTTGTAACTAATACTCGTTTTGGCACACCAACAATCGATGCATGTTCACAAGGCGTTTTGCCAGCATCAGGTATGACAATTCAAGTACCATCACTTGTAACTTCAGCAGGTGGCGGAACAGGTGTAGCACCAGTTGTAACTGTTGAGGCAGAGGCTGGCGCAGTACAAAATACTGGCATGGAAACTGCTTACCTATCAGGTACAGTGCAAAAGTATGCAGGTATGAATACTCTGTCTGTAGAGCTTCTCGAAAGAGGATTTGGAAATGGTAATTTCTTTGCAGAATTAACACAGCAATTACAAAATGCATATTTAACATCTATTGACACTGCAGCCCTTACTGCACTTATTGCAGCAGGTCAATATTCTTCAGGTTGCGATGCAGATTCAGCTGGCATTATTGAATTTACTAGCGATGCAGCTCGTAAAATTTATACAGGTACTGGCTACTTTGCACAGAACTATATTGCCAACCCATCACAGTGGCAATTACTTCTACAATCAGTAGATAACACTGGTCGCCCAATTTACTCAGCATCACAGCCAATGAACGCAGGCGGAGATGTATTACGTACTTCAAACCGAGGTAACGTATTAGGATTAGATCTATATGTAGATAAGAACTTCACAGCTACAACTACTATAGATGATTCTGCTGTTATCCTTGCACCAGAAGCATTTACTGTATACCGCTCACCACAGGCATTTATGTCTGTTAACGTGGTAAGCAATTTGCAAGTACAGGTTGCAATTTATGGTTATATGGCCACTATTGCAAAAATGCCTAACGGCATCGTTAAGTTCAACCTTAACTAAAAACAAATCAGTAATCTCTGGGGTTTAGTAGCCCTAGCCCCAGAGAGCTATTAGTAAAGGAGTAGAGATGCCAGCCCAATTTGTTACAGTTGCGGAGTTAAGGGCGAATCTTGGAATTGGTTCTCTCTACTCCGATGCAACAGTAGAAGAAGTTTGTCAAACTGCAGAAGATTTAATAAGCAAATATTTATGGCATAACGATGCCCCAGTAGTTGGCACAGCAGTCCAAGACAATGTAGCAACATTAATGCTGGCTAATCCAAACGCATTTGTAGCAACTCAACAAATTACTGTAACCGCCTGTGGCACACCATTTAATGGTACTCATACAATTACTGGCACGATTCCGCCAAGCACAGGCACTACAAGCGTAATCCCATTATTTATGTACAACTGGGGTAATGTAAATTATCCTAATGGTTATTCATTTGTACAATTTGCAGTAACAGCTGCCGATCAAAAATTTCACAAAGTAGTCCCTTACGGAAACGCTAGGGGCCCAGAGCACAAAACCCAAACTTATGCGACTACCCCAGCTATAAGAGAAGCGGCAATGATACTGGCAACTGATATTTTTCAAGCCAGACAAGTCAGCCAAACTGGGGGCGTAGGTATGGATGGGATATCTGCTAGTCCTTATCGCATGGGTTACCAGATGATAAATCGGATACGAGGTCTCATCCAGCCTTACGCTGCACCAGCATCCTTGGTAGGTTAATATGCCAGCTGCAATAACCACATTACGTAGCACATTAGCGACAACACTTGCTAATGCTGGCGTGTGGTCAGTATTTAGTTTTCCCCCAAGTACTTTGCTCGCCAACGCAGTAGTAATCACCCCAGGCGATCCTTACATAACACCATCTAACAATGATGAAATAAGTGTTAATCCGTTGGCAACTTTTAAAATACTTATTACTAAACCAGCATTAGATAATCAAGGCAACCTGGCTGGTATGGAAGATTACATTTTGGCAGTAGTAACTAAACTGGCTGCTGCAACCTATCAGATGAACATATCTAGCGTTTCTGCACCAGCAATCGTTAACGCAGCTAGTGGTGATTTGCTAGTATCAGAAATAACAGTATCAATCCTAACGAGCTGGAGTTAAAATGGCATATAAAGGTTTAACAGAGGAAGAAAAGAGCTTTCTGATCAAAACAGGTCAGATTACAGACACACCAGTAGCGGTTAAAAAACCTGCTTACAAAAAAGAAGAGGAGCAAGACTAATGGCCGTATTTTTATCCAATGGTGCGGTAGTTACTCTTAACAGTGTTGATATTTCAGCATATGTAACAGGGGTTACTATTAACCGCAGTTTTGATGAATTAGAAATTACAGCAATGGGCGATAGCGCTCACAAGTTCGTAAAGGGCTTAGAGGCATCTACTATTACACTAGATCTATTAAATAATGATGCAGCAAGCGGATCAGGTGCAGTTACCGCAACACTACAGGCAGCGTTTGGTACAACAGTGCCACTAACAATCAAGCGCACCAGTGCAGCTATCAGCACTACAAACCCAGAGTATCAAACCACAGTTTTGGTTAACAATACCCAAGACTTAAATGGTGCTGTTGGCGACATTTCAACACAGAGCATTACATTCACATGTAACTCAGTTATAGTAGTTGACGTAACACCTTAATCAAGGAGAAATAATGGCAAAGCTAAAGATAACAAGGGCTAATGGTGAAGTCACAGAGCACAAGATAACACCAGGTGTCGAGTACGCTTTCGAGTTAAAGTACGGATCAGGTATTAGTAAAGTCCTACGTGAGCATGAACGCCAGACCGAAATCTATTGGTTAGCACATGAATGTTTACGTAGGGCTAACGTAACTGTACCCGTGTTTGGTATCGAGTTTATAGACAGCTTAGATACTGTAGAGGTATTAGACGAAGAAAAAAAATAGTAGGGCGTGATTCTTTACTCTATACGATAGCCAGCCTATCGATCGAAACAGGGATAGCGCCTAGCGAATTTATCAATATGGACACAGAGATGTTTAGGGCAATTATGCAAGTACTTGCCGATAGAACTAAGGAGTTAAAAAATGCCAGTAAACGTCACAGGCGTTAAGCAACTCCAAAAGGCTATGAAAGATGTTGACGCAGACTTAAATAAACAAATGGCTAAGGACATTAAAATAGCCATGCTTATTGTCAGAAACAAAGCACGTGGATATTTACCACAACAAAATGAAGTATTAAGCGGTTGGGGCAAAGGCACAGCATCTACTGAAACTTTTAAGCCTGGCGTTAAGATATTCCCACCTTACGACTACTTAAATGCTAGAAGCAAAATTGCTTATTCCGCAGGTCAAAATAAACGTAATGACAAAGGATTTAGAGCTGCATTTTATGTGTATAACAATTCTAGATCTGGCGCAATATTTGAAACAGCAGGTCGCATTAATAAGCCTAGGGGTAATAAATCATTAAATCCAGATGCACCAGCACAGTTTAATTCAGCTGCTGAGATGTTATCTAGCATGAAAGGTCAAGGCAAGCAAAGAGGTAGATTAATTTATAGAGCATGGTTTGAAGAACAAAACCGAGTCACACCAGCCGTAGTTAATGCTATTGAAACAGTAGCTAAAGAATTTAACAGAAAAACAGAAATAAAGAAGGTTGCCTAATGCCAAATTTAATTGTATCGGCAGTCAGCACCTTTGATAATAAAGGATTAAAAAAAGGTAAAAAAGAGGTTGCAACATTTGAGAAGCAAGTCAAATCATTTGCCAAAACCTTTGCTGCAGCATTTTCAGTAACAGCATTAACTAGATATGGCAAAGCAGCTGTTAAAGCATTTGCAGCCGATGAGCAAGCAGCCAAATCCTTAGAGCAACAATTAAAAAATACTGGCTACCAGTTCAGTTCACCAGCCATAGAAATTTACATAGCCAATCTACAAAAGACTACAGGCGTATTAGATGACCAGTTAAGACCAGCCTTTCAGCAATTATTAACTATTACAGGCTCAATTACTACTAGCCAAGATGCATTAAATACAGCTCTAAATATAAGCGCTGGTACTGGCAAATCATTAACAGCCGTTACTACAGCATTATCACGTGCCTATGCAGGCAATACCACAGGACTTAGCAGATTAGGTGCTGGCTTAGATAAGACTTTGTTAAAGACTGGCGACATGGATGCAATCATGGCCGAACTTAACAAGAAGTTCTCAGGTCAATCAGCCGCTAGATTAACTACTTATGCAGGCAAGATGGATCTATTGGCTGTTGCATCTGCCGATGCCCAAGAGATTATTGGTAAGGGTATTTTAGATTCCTTAACTTTATTAAGTGATGATAAGACTATCGAAGGCTTAACCGAAGGCATGGAAAACTTTGCCACAGCTACCAGTGAGGTAATTGTAGGTTTAGGAAAAATAGGCAGTAAATTAAAAGAATTAACAAATATACCTGGCGTTGGCAATATATTTGATATTAGAAATATACCAATATTAGGCGCAATTATACCTGGCGTTAGAGAAATAGCCCGAGGGGCTATACCACAGGTTGATCGTGGTGGCCAAGAAAGAACGGCTACTAGAATTGCCGCTCAACAAAGAGTATTAGAAGCACGAGCCATTAAGAGTGCCACTACATTACGTAAGGCTGAAAACGATCAATTAAAGAAAAAAACAGAAGTAGATAAACTTGCTGAGCAATTTAACGTAACTTTAATCGGATTACAAAAAGCATTAGGTGAAACAGTAGATGAAGAAACAAAGGCAAGACTTAGAGGCCTTATTGCTATTGAGAAAAACGATGAAGCGTTAGCTAAAAAAGCATTAGCAGAATTGGCCGCAGCCCAAGCAGCTGCAAGATTAGCCGCTACTTATGACCAAGCATTAGAGTCTGTAAAACTTATGAACGCCAAAATAGCAGCATTTTTAACTAGCATGAGCGTTAAAGGATTTGATATACCTGGTCTAGATTCATTAACTGGTGCTGGCACAATCGGTGGCGGTGGTGGTGGCGGTGGAATTACAGGTACATTAGGTGGCAGTGTATTTGACCCTAGCTTTGCAAGACGTGGCGAAGAGCGCTCAATGCAAGGTATTAATATAACTGTAGATACAGCTGCTACAGGCGATAGATTTGCAGCATTAATAGCAGAGAGTTTACAGATAGCTCAAAAGTCTGGCGTATCTTATGGCATTGCTGGCGGTCTATAATGGCTGTGCCTACAATAAATGCAGTAATTAACTTTAGTACTGGCCCATCATTCGCACAGGCATTTCTTGTGGGATCAGGTATTTTAGGCACAAACGTATTAGCAGATAGCGCAGCTGTAATTGTTGATGTATCAAATCAAATAGACAAGATAGAAACTGCTAGAGGTCGCAACCCATTAAGCGATGAGTTTCAAACAGGCACACTATCTCTTCGCATCATAGATCAAAATGGCGATTTTAATCCACAGAATACATCTAGTCCGTATTACACATACTTAACACCTATGAAGAAGGTGCAGATTACTGCTACCTATAATTCTATTACCTATCCTATATTCTCAGGCTTTATTACAAGCTATGTAACTACCTATCCTAAAGAATCAGAAGATGTAACCTATACAACTATTCAGGCTGTAGATGCCTTTAGACTTGCCTACAATGCCCAGATAAGCACTGTTACAGATTCTGGCTCTGGACAATTATCTGGCACACGTATAAATAAGATATTGGACGAAATTGACTGGCCACAATCTATGCGTGATATTGATGCAGGCCTAACTACTATGCAGGCAGATCCCGGCACAGCTCGCACAGCCTTAGCTGCATTACAGACTGTTACACAATCAGAGTATGGCGCATTTTATGTAGATGCCGATGGTGAATTTGTATTTCAAGACAGATCAGTAACTGTGGGATCTATTGCTGCTACCCCTACAGTCTTTGCAGATGATGGATCAGGTATTGACTATAAGAATGTAGCTTGGATATTAAACGATACTCTAATTTTTAATAAGGCTACTATTACTAGGGCTGGGGGTACTGCCCAGGTAGCCACTAACCAGGCCTCTATCGATAAATACTTTCTACACAGTTACTTCTTAGATGGCCTACTTATGCAGACAGATGCCGTAGCCGATGATTACGCCAAGGCTTATGTGGCAAGTAGGGCTGAAACCTCTATCCGATGCGATGCTATAGAGCTTGATCTTTATACCCCTAACTACAACTCAGGTATAATAGCCGCACTAGAATTAGAGTTTTTCGACCCTATTACAGTCAAGACTACCCAGCCAGGTGGTTCTGTATTAGAGAAAACATTACAGATATTTGGTGTACGAAACTTTATCACTCCAGGCAGTTTCCGAGTGGTATTCACTACACTAGAGCCAGTGATCGATGGGTTCATAATTGGTAACGCTAATTATGGAGTACTAGATCAGAACGTATTATCTTACTAAGGAGAAAAAATGTCAACATGGCCAGGCTCAACAGGTGATGTAGTTACATCCGCTATGTGGAATGGACTACCAGCCTTTGAAGTACAGACTGCTAAGACCGCTGATTATACAGTAGGTAGCGGAGATGAGTACCAACAATTAATACCGATGAACAAATCTACAGCTGCTAATTTTTTAATACCTACAGATGCTACATATAACTTTCCAGTAGGTACTGTTATTACTGTATTAAACATAGCAACAAACGATGTAACTATTAAAGCAGTTACATCTGGCACTACAACAGTATTAAGTGCTGGTGCAGTAGCGGCACAGCCAACACTTGCACAATATAAAACAGCGGTATGTTTGAAAACTGCAACTGATACTTGGTATGTTGTAGGTGGAATTGCCTAATGATTGGAAATTTAGTTGCAGGTCAATTTAAGGGATTTGAACAACCACCTTTATTAGTTGATTATTTAGTAATTGCTGGTGGTGGATCTGGCGGTGTTGGAAATGCTGGCGGTGGTGGTGCTGGTGGATTCCGCTGCACAGTTGATGCAACAGGCGGTGGTGGTTCTTTACCTAGTGCTTTATCTTTATCGGTATCAACAAATTACACAGTAACAGTTGGAGCAGGTGGAGCAGCTATAAGTGCATCAGCTGGCACAAATGGTAATCCAGGTAATAATTCTGTGTTTTCAACAATTACATCAACAGGCGGTGGATATGGTTCAAAATATCCAGGAACTGGTGGTAATGGTGGATCTGGTGGCGGTGGTGGCGGCGGTGATAGTGAAGCAGGTGGTACAGGTACAGCTAATCAAGGTTATGCAGGTGGTGCTGGAAATGCAAGTGCTGAAGGCGGTGGCGGTGGTGGTGCTGGCGCAGTAGGACAAGCAGGACAAGCAGGAAATGTTGGCGGTGCTGGCGGTAATGGAGTTGCAACTTCTATTTCTGGTGCATCAACAACTTATGCTGGCGGTGGTGGCGGTGGTGGTACAACTACTGGCGGTGCTGGCGGGTCAGGTGGCGGTGGTGCAGGTTCAAAACAAGCAGCAGCACCAACTGGAAATGCTACAAATGGAACTGCTAATACTGGCGGTGGCGGTGGTGGTGCAAGAGATGGTGGAGTGGGAACTGTGTTAAGTGGTTCAGGTGGATCTGGTATTATAATACTTAAATATCCATCTGCATATACTGCAACTTTTAGTGGTGGCGTAACACAATCAACTAGTACTGTCGGTTCTAATAAGATTTCAACAATTACAGCAGCTGGTGTTTCAGACACAGTAAGTTGGGCATAATGGCACACTACGCATATTTAGATAATAATAATATAGTTGTTGCAGTTATTGTTGGTAAAGATGAAACTGAAACAATAAATGGATTAGATACTGAAACTTATTATGCTCAAAATACTAATTATTCAGTAAAACGTACTTCGTATAATAACAAAATAAGAAAACAATATGCAGGTATTGGATATAAGTATGATGAAGATGCAGATGTTTTTATCGCACCACAACCTTATTCATCTTGGATATTAGACAATAATTTTGATTGGCAAGCACCAATAGAAAAACCAAATACTGGTGAATGGTATTGGGATGAGAAGTTAGGTAACTGGGTTGAAGCCTTGGCTGAGTAAAGCTGGCGAACAGCTTAGAAATCAAATTGATACCTGGTATCCAGATCGCCGCTCTACCAGTGATGGGTGGATTGGTGATGCTCGTCATAGCGCCACCAAATCGGATCATAATCCAGACAAATCTGGGTGTGTCCGAGCCATTGATGTTGATTCTCGCCTGGATTCATCCGAAGGGATCTCAATATATTTGGCTGACCAGATCAGAAAATGTGCGAAAACCGATAAGCGTATATCTTACGTAATCCATAATGGCATGATTGCTAGCAGGATACTTAATTTTAAGTGGCGTAAGTACAAGGGTTTTAATAAACACACAAAACACATCCATATTAGCTTTACAAAGTTAGGCGACAAAGACGGCAGAGAGTTCGATATACCACTACTAGGGGGCAAAATATGAAAATATCAGAAAAACAAAAGGCAGTACTTAAATCCTATTTTAGAGGGGTTCTAGTATCTTTTTTAACTTTCTTAGCAAGTAATGAACTTGGATTAGATCCAGTTGTATCAGTGGTAGTGGCCGCACTTGCAGGCCCAGCAGCTAGGGCTTTAGATAAATCCGATACAGCTTATGGCGTCGGTGCAGATGAAGCATGAGTCCAGCGGAATGGGCTGGCTTTGGCGCTGGCGTTATGGCCGTGCTATCAGGCGGGCTAATCGGATTACGTTTTCTCGTTAAAGGTTGGTTAAACGAACTACGACCTAATGGTGGATCTAGTATGAAAGATCAGTTAACTAGATTAGAACAGCGTGTCGATGATCTATTCCTTATCATGAATAAGCGACAATAGCAATATGGCAACCGCACGCAAGCGTAAGAAGGTTAATAAGCGCAAGGGTAAATACACCCATGAGCAGATTAATACTAAGTTAGATACCTATGCCATTTCGTTGCGTGAGTTTTATTTAAGCCTAAGACGTGCAGGATTTCCAGTAGATCAAGCTTTAGGGATGTGCGATAAAAACGTATTCCCAGACTGGATAGCACCAACCAGTCCAGACTTTGATCCAGTTAATCCAGACCATGACCCCTACGAAGACGAGGACTAATTGCGCAAAATTGCGTTCGTGTCAGATCTGCAAGTACCTTTTTTTAATGAAGCAAGTGTCAAATCAGTAGGCCGTTTTTTAGCCAAGTGGCGGCCTCATAGAACTATCTGTATCGGTGATGAGATTGATCTACCACAGCTAGGTGGTTTCAATGCTGGAACTATCGATGAGATGGTCGGCAACATAAATGACGATAGAAAACAAACACAAGAAGTATTAAGTTACTTAGGAGTAACAGATGTACTTGGGAGTAATCATGGAATCAGACTATACCGATCAATTAAAAAAAGACTCCCATCATTTCTCAACCTACCCGAAATGCAGTATGAGCGTTTTATGGGATATGACAAGCTCCAGATTAAATTCCACCCATTTGGGCTCGATTGGGCACCAGGCTGGACAGCCGTTCATGGTGACGCTTTCCCTCTTAGCCAAGTACCTGGGCAAACGGCCTTAAATGGGGCTAGAAGGCTTGGTAAAAGCGTGGTGTGTGGGCATACCCATAGATTAGGCCAATCGGCCTTTACAGAGGCATCTAGAGGCCAATTAGGGCGTACTGTGTGGGGTGTTGAGGTTGGCAATTTAGTAGATTTAAGCAGTTCAGGCATGGCGTATACAAGGGGCTATGCTAACTGGCAGCAAGGCTTTGCTGTAGCCTATGTGCACGAGCGTAAAGTACAGGTAATAACCATACCTATAAATTCGGATGGCAGTTTTATATTTGAAGGCAAACTCTACAAATAACGTTATCAAATCGTTATCAAATATAGGCCTTAAATCATCCACAAAGTCATACACAGGTGTAACACTATTGCTATGCCACAAAGCGTGAGCATAGAAAGTAGGGCTACATGTACACAGAGCTGAAAGACTTTGGGTATCTAATTATGTGGGGAGTAGTCGTAGGTTTATTACTTACCTGGGCTATTGGCACATATATCGAAAACGTCAAAACTATACATTACTGGCGAGGCCGTAAAGATGGCTGGGATATGCATAGAAGGATGGTCGATAACGATGTCCACAACAACTGAGAAACTATTTGCAGATGCGATCACACTCATACATGAAAGAGGGATGCATTACGGCCACCCAGCGATCCAAATGGATCGAATTGCCAAGTTATGGTCTGCGTATCTCAATTTCCCGATCACATCAAATCAAGTGGCAAGCTGTATGGCACTGCTCAAACTCAGTCGTAGCGTTGAAAGTCCAGAAATTGACGATCACTATAAAGACGCAGTTGCATATATTGCCATATCAAAGACCTGCCAAGAATACATGCAAGACAAAGACTTTCAGTGGGAGCAATAATGGCATTTAACCTAGATGATTATGAAACAGTTGAAGAACGATTAGAAAAATGGTGGAAAGATAATGAAGATGGATCTATTCAAACAGAACTTATTAATCGCCCGAATTCTAATCCAGATGAATTTGTGTTTGTGGCTCGCTTATACCGAACTACGGCTGATGCGATTCCAGTTGCGACTGGTTGGGCATCGGAGATCCGCACTACTTCGAGCTTCAATAAGTTTGCTTGTGAGCTTGCAGAAAGCAGCGCAATTGGTAGGGCTTTGGCAAATTACATCTATTCGAAAAAAGGTGCAAGACCTAGCCGAACAGAAATGCAACGAGTTGCTAATACTTCAAGTGGAGCAGTTTTTACAGTCGAAAACAAATTAGAAGACCCAGTGCAGTGGACTACTACTGATTGGGTTGCAGCTGTGCCAGAAGCGCCTAAGCCACCAGTAGATTGCTGTAGTCAAGGCATGACACTGAGGCAAGGTATTAGCAAAACTACTAAGAAGCCGTTTTATGGCTACGTATGCCTGGGCAATATCAAAGAACACGCTAGGTGGGCATCGCAAACCAGCACCGGCGCTTGGTACTTTAAGGATAAGGAGTAGATATGGGCTATGTCGCTATTATTAACGGCAGTGGAGTTACTGTCGAAATAGATGATAGTGGTGTGCATTTAGTTAAGTCTGTTATCAAATGCGAGATGTGTGGCGATGACAGGGTTTTCAAAGATGGCACATGCTTTAGATGCCACGAATTGATCACTCGTGACTAAATTCAAATGTAATGGGTGCAGTCGTAACACTGAGTTCTTATGGCTAGACCAGACAGATATGCCAGATGGGTTCAAGATGTATCAGTGTATGGACTGTGGCTGTGTTGGTGTCAAGAACATAGCTGAGCAGAAAGATGCACCTAAAGATAGCAAGGTTAGTAGATGTAATAGCTGTGGGGCTTGGCAGTTTGACACACTGCCTTGCCACACTTGCCTATTGATTGGAGAATATGATGCCAACGTATGAATATAGCTGTAATGAGTGTGGTACTTATGGATCAGTACATCGCACATATAAAGAAGATGACGGCGGGATGCTGTGCCCTAAATGTGGGTTAGATATGGCACGTATGTATTCAGCACCTGGCATTATCTTAAAGGGTACTGGATGGGGGTCTAAACCATGAGTGAGGCTGGCTATGACTGTACTTGGATTGATCAATACGAAATACATTGGAGTTGTAAGATTACCATTGTGAGGTAAATCACTGTCCACATAGTGAGATTATATTGCTATCTAACTAGGAAGGATTATGTTATGTATGGTACCCTAAAAAAGCGTTCGATCTTAAATCGAAAAGCTGAGCCGCCCAAGGCCAGGCTCGGTAGGCGCAGAGTTTGGGTGAGCTCTATGCTAATTGCATTTAGCCTTTGCTTTTCAAAAGATTATTCCGTTGCATTACAAGCTAATAAGCCTAAAGAATATAAAGTCAATACCTTAAAGCAAATTACATTTCATAAGATGAACTACAACTTCGAACAGTTCTATTGTGTAGATGAGTTAGTACACTTAGAAAGCCGTTGGAATCATAAAGCTAAGAACCCTAACTCAAGTGCGTTTGGTCTATTCCAAATACTCAAATCTAAAGAGAAGGATCCTGTTAAACAGATAGACTTAGGACTTAGATATCTAGATAGACGCTATGATGGATGTGCATGTAGAGCGCTCGCTCATCATAAGGCTAAGGGATGGTATTGAGTAAAAGAGCTATAGGTAGTGGCAAGTGGCAGAAGCTACGCATACAGATACTCGATCGTGATGGGTGGGTGTGTGTGGTGTGTAATAAGCCTGCGCATACTGTGGATCATATAATCCCGAGAGTTAAAGGCGGTGACATGTGGTCGCCCGACAATCTCCAGTCTATGTGTAAGTCATGTAACAGCGCTAAAGGTGGCCGTTTTTTTAATAGCACGGCGAC